TGTACACGTCGATACCCAGGATGCGGCCAATGGCTGCGTCACGCAGTCCAGACGTGGTGCCAGACTCGTTGACCTTCATCAGCTTCGAGTCGTGCTCTTCGAGCAGAGCCGCGAACTCGGCGTTGATGCACGCCACGCGAGAGCCTTGGGGAACGAGGTTCTTGTTCAGTACCTTGCGCAGGTCACGGAACACGTTCCACGCGCTGGCAGCGTCGGTGGCTGGCGCGCCGGGAGTGACCGCAATGCCTCCTGCGATCAGCAGTGCGGCAAGGAACTGGTCAGCGTCAGTGACCAGACCGTTTGCCGCCGAGCGTCCGTAGGCGTCCAGAGATCCGGCTGCCTGTGCGCGGTCGATGTCATCGACGTAGAAGTCGAAGTTCTTCTCCTGGTCGATCAGAAGATCGATGCCAGTGTCGGTGATGTCATCTGCGGTCGTGGTGCGGTTCGCGGCCTTGTAGTCCTTGACCTCCACATCGACAACGCCCGTGATGTGGACGGTGTTTCCCTTGGTTGCGTCTCCCTCGTACTCGCGGTTAGCGAGTCCGGCGAAAATCGCGGTCTGGCGGAAGTTTTCCAGGATGTTGGCATTCCAGATCTCCGGAATGAAATGGTCGATAGCCATCAGGTGGCCTCCTTATCGGTGGTTTACTTACCCAGCAGGTCTTTGAGTCGCCCAGCCTTGCGGGCTTCCTCAATCTGGGTGTGGGTCATGCGTGCAAGGTCTGCACGCGTGAGTTGTGTGGGGTCTTTGCCTGCATTGCGCACGCCTTGTCCCACGTCGCCCGTAAACCTCCGCTCACCTTGCGCGGCGAGGTAGGGCCGTTCTTCCAGCAGCTTCTTAACTGCTGAATCGATTGCGTCTGTATCAACAGACCCGTCATCACCGACCTCGAACTCGTCAAGGTCAATGAACACCAGCGCGTCCTCAGCGTTGGTTAGAGCACCCTTGGCGGCTGCCCGTAGCTCGGCTGTCAAGATGCGCTTGTTTGCCGCGCTGAGGGCTTCGTCCTTGATGCGTTGCGCTTCAAGTTCGGCCTTGTGTTCGGCTTCGCGGCCATCGGCTGCGGCCTTGAGGGCGGACAGTTCAGCCTCAGCCTTCTTGCGGGCTGCTACTTCGTCCTTCCACTTGGACTTCATAGAGTCCAGTGCCTTCTTACCCGCGTCGCGTAGCTGCTCTTCACCCTCGATAGGCGTCTCGTCGTCGCCGGGTTCGCCTTCGGGGTCTGGCTCTGGGGGAGTCGGCTTTGGGGAGCCGCCACCAGCCGGATCACCACCAGTCGGGGCTTCCACGAATCGCAGGTTCTTGCGCTGGTACAGGGACTTAAACATGGTTTCTCCATTGCGGTAGAAATACGAAAGCCCCACCCGGATAGGTGAGGCTAGAGGATGTATCCGTGACGTTTGAGTAGGTTCAGATACAGGGTTTTGTTTGTGCCAGCGACTTCCATAATGCTTTCGGGCATCATGCGTGGCGCTCGTGATTGGACGTAGCGTGAGCCGGGGAGTTTCACGTCTCCGGCTCGTCGGTCGCGCAGGCGTGAGTAGGCGATACCGCGCCGGGTCATGCCTTCACTGGTGACGTAGAGTTGCTGTCCGAACACTTCACGGCGTGCCATCCGGCGACGCCCGTTCATGTCCGCGACGCTCCACATTCCGCGCCGAGCGTTGACAACCTGGTTGATGTTCGCGCCGTTGCGGATCGCTTCAGCGCCCGCCTTGGTGAACGTGTTGTCTTGCTGAGCCTCGCTGAGGCTGTTGAAATAGTCCTCAGCGTCTACGAGATACTTCTCGTCTGGTTCGCTCTTGTATGGGATGTGCTGGCAGTCGCATTGTGGGTGACGTTTGAAGGGTTCTTCAGTCCAATACAGCCGTCCCGCTAGGATCGCGCAGCGTGAGCAGGTGTTACCGACGAGCGCGCGCATGTATCCGCCACAGTTGCGTGTGCCCATGCCCAGGACAACCGATTGTCGGCCCGTGTCTGCCAGGGCGGTGTGCGCGAGTTGCAGTGCCCACACCAGCCCTGCACGCAAAGAATCCTGCGTGGACATGATGCGTGCACCGGCAAAGACTTCCTCCACGTCGATTCCAGCGCCGGTCACGCCCACCAAAGGGCGGGTTGTGACCGTTCCTGCATCCTCGATGAACTCGCCCAGTAGTTCCTCGGTGTAGTTCATTCCAGCGGTCGCGATGCGCTGCTGGGAGGTTGCGATACGTGCCGCCAGCAGGCCCGCTACAGGAGCGAACGAGGTATCGATGCGAGGGAAGACCTGCTGTAGCGAGCGTTCAAGCCTGCCCTGTTCACGTTGAAGCAGGCTCGCGTATCGGTGCGTTGGTGCCGGTATCGTCTGGGTGTACATTCATGCCGTCCCGTTCGTAATCACCTATCAACTCCCGGTCCCGCATCGCTAGGATGCGTTCACGATCATCGGGGTCTATACCGTCGAGTTCCATCAGGTACTCAAACGGGTAGCCGATCTGAGCCTTTTTCAGTAGCGCGTCAGCGAGTTGGGCTTCAGAACGCATCGCCGGGTTAGCGAACTCGAACATGCCCGCAACAATCAGGTCGGAAAGACCCTTCTTGCCTGTGACCAGAGCCATCAGTTGGAACACGCGGCGTACGGCCTTGCGTGCCCCGCGGATACGACGCTGGACCTTTTTCACCAGGCCTGTCTCCGCTGCTACGAGAGCATCACCAGACAGGTTCGACAAACCGGCCTTGGTGTTCAGGTAGTGCGGAGGTGTTCGTGTCTGAGCGGCGATGTGGCCCACCGCGATTTCGATTACCTCGGTGAACACGTCGAGCCGTGCGGCATCCCATTGCCCGATCTTTGTGTCTTGTCCTACTTGCCCGGTCAGCCACAAGAGGCGACCGTGTTGCAGGTCTTTGAGTTCAATAGGCTGTTCACCAATGGTTTGTCCTTCTGAGTTCAGGATCGGCAACTTCGGTGGTTCTTGGCCCATCACGACACGAGCGGGCAGTGAGGCGTGGTCTGCGGCACCGAACAGGTAGGCCCACAGCAGGTTGATTGCGTCCTGCATGGCCATTGCGCCGCTGATGTCGGAGATCGCCCCGCCTGTCAGGCGTGAATCGTTGGGGAACTCCACAACCGGAATTACACCTATCGGGTTGGGTAGCGGCCACGTGTCATCGCCGGGTGCTGGATTCCAGCTTGAGTGGGTGCCAACACCTGAACGCGCGACGAGCACGCCGTTCTTGGTCTGTTCCTGCCCGCCGACACTGAACGTGTCACGCTGCCACTTCCACACAACATCTGGTGTGAACAGTGTCAAGAACTCGCGTTCGCCATCCACGTAGGATTTGATCGCGTACCGCAACAGGCGGGTCGCTGGATCGTAGTCGGTGAGCACTTCAGAGGCGTGCTCCCACGTCACCAGCGGGTTATCGTCACGATCACCCCACACGATGACGTATGAGGTCGAGTTCGTGGCGGTCGCGTGCATTCCCTGGGCGAATAGTTCCTCGCCGTCTTGGAGTTGCCAGCGCGTCCACAGATCCTTTAGGCCGCGATCCTCGCCAGTCACGCCCACCAGTTCGATACGCTCGGTGGACGCATCCACGACTGGTGCGCACCAGTTATCCGAGAATCCCGCGTACCGGTCTTTGTGGAACTCTGACCATTCACGCGAGGCGAACGCGAGGGGCTGGTCGCCCTCGCAATACTTGTCCGTCTTTTCCACGAACGGGCGACGCTTTATGAGTTTGTCGTACAGGTCTTGTGCCACCATCAGGGCTTGTGATGCTTCCATGCGCCCTCCAAGAGGCTTAGACGTAGTAGACGTAACTGGGACGCTGCACGAACGCGCCATCGCGGCGAGCATCTGCCGCTGCGGCGTGCGCGAGGATATCGGTCATCAGCACGTCGATTTTTTGATGCTCAGAGGCTTTGGCCAGGATGTAGCGGTCACCGGGCTTCGCAATTTTGATCGCGTTGAGCGCGTGTACTTGCGTGATCGGGCATCCGTCATGCCTGGTGTCTGAGCCTTGAATGTCGTTGATGTAGCGGTCCAATTCGAGGTGCATACGCGAAATCGAGTAGGTAGGAAACGCGACGACAACCTTCTCGCCGTACGTCAACGCCCACTGATCGACCTCGGTCACCCATTCGCGGGTATCGCAGTAGAACCGGGCAACCTTGTATTTGCGGAACAGTTCCTCAACGGCTGCTTCGACTTCACCGCGCGGGATGCGCCCGCCCCACTCTTGCGGGTTCCAGATCGTCTTGCGATCATCTGGCCCATACGTGGGCGTGAACCGGTAGCCGTCGGCTGTTTCAGCGCGGATCGCGGTCCAGTCCCCAGAGGTCGACCCGTCGAATCCCAGACAAATACGGGTCTCTTTCGAGCCTGTTTCCGCCTGGTTCGCTTCCCACACTTCAGGCTGAATATATGCGCCAGACCCCTGCACGAGACGGTTACCAAAGAACCGTTCAGCCTGCGCAGGATCACGCTTGAGAATCGATTCGGCCTCGGCATTGATTGATGCGAGATTGACCCACCATGAC